AATGATTAAAGGTATCAACGGATCCCCCTATGTAAACATCGAACCCCATATAGACATTGAGGGGTTCAGTAAACTGCACTACAAGATCTGTAGAGGATTAGTGCAGTCAAAATACAAGAAAGAAGGTAATATGGTCAAGCCAGGTGGCTGTGAAGGAGCCTACGAGTTAACATTTAAACCCCTGTATCAGGCACTAGAAGAATATCACGCTTTGCCAGAAGACCATGAGATACGAGTAGAAGGCCGTGCCATAGGTGAATACAAGAATCGCGATGATTTTATGTTGTTCTTAAAACTAGCACTTGGTGCCTATGATCCGTATCAGTTTGTGTTCTTAAAAACAGAAGCGGGCGGTTGGGAATCACGTTTTGATGAAAAGACCTGGACTCCAGATGTGGAGCTATTTCCGGAGCTTAAGATATGGTTAGAAAATCTAGTAGAGCAGAAAGTATTCAAACATCTTGGCCGTGTTATATTCTTCAAAGCAGAACACGATTGTCTAATGCCCTTGCATCGCGATTTGATCTTACCCGACGAACACAATTACTTCCCACATAGGCACGAGTTTATACACGTGCGTCCTAATTTAGATAAACCTTTCTATATATGGGATTCCGAGACTGATCAAAAAATACTGACAGATAAGCGTGCTGTTTGGTTTAACGATCAAGATTGGCATGCCGGTGGTAGAGTAAACAAGCAAAGTTACAGCCTAAGGATCGATGGTCCGTTCACAGATGAATTCCGTGAGCGTATTGGTGTTGCTCATCTAGACAACTATTAACCTCTATCAAATCCAATATAGTGAAACATAAACTTCTGTGTTAATCCACAGTTAAATCCTAGATGCCATTCATCCCACTTGTTCCATTTATACACAGCACCTTGTTCTGTCATATGAAATGCTTGATCTTTTAAGATAAAGATCTTGCCCATAGCAGGTGGTTCAATAAAGAAACTGTAGCGCACCATACGAGGATCGTGTCTATGTGTTTGATACTCTTTAACAATATCCCAATGTAAAGGCACACACTTACCCGGACGCATAGAACTGACCCAGACATTGTAAGAATCAGCATTGACTAGATCTCCAAACAGGTCTACAACATTAGTATCAAAATGTGTACCCGGATAATAGTTGATCCATTCCACAGTATCAGACCCCATATACCCAGCGTTGGTCCAAATATCACGCATCTCATATTTTTTCTGTAGTAGCTCTTCATCGAGTTCTACAGCATTTCCATAGGGTGTTTCTGATGTGCGAACATCACCTTGCTGTACTCGTAAGTGTTCTATTAACGAATCACAATCTATTTGATTTTTGAAATTTCCTACGTAAGTTGCGTGCATCGGATCTTTATACCTTTAAAGTTCTAACCTATAAATAAATTCATGCTTACACTCAATGGTAAACCTTTTATTACACTAGACCCTTATTTAGACATTCCTAAGATGTTAAGTCTTAGAGATGAATGGGAATTTCTACTCTGCAAAAGCTGGGATAAAATACGCACAGGTGTTTGGAATGCCGGTGGACATGCTCCCGAGGACATATATAGTCCATACGAAGTATTCCGCGAAAAAGGACTCTTATACTACGTTTACGAGCGTGCTAATGAGGAGAGAAAGACTAATCCTAAGTTAGATCAACAACTAAGATATTTTGAAGATAAGGATGATAAGCACGGATTAAGTAGACTGCTTAAATTAAAATATGGAGCATTTGATCCATATAACATCTTAAACATCAGAAAAACTGTTAGTAGCCATTATGCGGCCGATGCTTATATTTTTACAGAAGAAGATTGGAATACTTATAGTTGGGTGGATTATGTTGATGAGTTTCCTAATCTTAAAAACTTTGTAGAAAGTTTGCCTATGGACCGTTTGGGAATCGTAACAGTGTTCTATAACGAACATTATATTCCATTAGGTCATCATAGAGATTTTAATTACTTTCCAAGAGAACGTGGTAATAAACCAGAAACATTCCCACATCGCCAAGAACTTATATGGTTCCGCTTTGACATTGATCGTCCTTTTTATCTATTTGATCTAGACGAAAAACTAGGAACAGTTAAAAACGCTGTACCTGTTGAAGGACATGCAGCATTTTTCAACCATCATAATTGGCACGGAAATTTTGATTCTTATTCCAAGAGCAGTATAACTGTTAAAGTTGAAGGTAGATTCACCCCGGAGTTTCGAGAACTAATCGGGGTGAATAATTTGGAATACTATTTTAAAGAAGATTAATCGTAAAGTGGAATATATTTTGTAACTCCATTAACAGTAACTTCTAACCAGCTATCGACAGTAACAGCATCTACAGGAGTATTTCCAGTTTCTCCTATTAGGTTTATATTAGCTGTCATTAATTTACCATCTGTACCATCGAAAATCATAGTACTTGCGTCACTGAATAAGGAACCTGTTAAATCAGCTCTTAATCCACCACGTATTATTGCATCGCCATTTACGTCTAAAGTAGCTTGAGCGTTCTCTTGATTTACACCTAATTGACCAAAACAGTCAAATGTTAAATAGTTAGCTGGATCAATTGCATCTTCACCTACAGTAGCTACAAAGAATTTTCCTGGAAGGTGGGTTGCTGTTGGATTACCAGTAGGATCTACTTGACTACCAATAAGAACTACAGATGCGTCACTATCAACAGACGATTGATAACCTTTAAAGATTATAGAACCTAAAGATTCACCACCATCGAAGTCAATGGAATTACCACTTATATCTTTCTTAGTAGTATAAATGTCAACATGATTCGAATCATCAATGATATCATCTATATCATTGGTTACATTTTCAGTACTGTTTAATACTATTCTAAACTGTGGTTCATCAATAAGACCATTACCTTGAACGGTTACAGGAGTAAGACCAGTAGCAATAATAAAATTGTTATCAACAGTTAATCCAACAGTTGATAACGTGTTACCAAATAGAGTATTACTAACACCGTCTACCAACACAGTAGAATCGTCACCAAATACTGATCCAACTAAATTTCCTTGTAATGCTTCACCTACATCAATACCAATTGGAGAACCACCAATAGTTGAACCAAATGGAAGATTAACGGATGAACCACTTGCTGTTAGTACAGCATTACCTAGGTAAAGAGAAGTACCACTTAGATATAAATCTTTGAATCTTGCTGTTGGACTACCAATGTCAAATACTAGGCTAGAACTAGGAATAATGTCGCCTTTAACTGTACCATCAAGGTTAATTTTTCCTTCAATAGCATCTACCAATAAACTTGAATCATCAGCAAATAATGACCCCTGGAATCCATCAGCTTGTATAACTCCACTATAATCTGGTAGACTAACTGTGGCTATAATTTGATTACCGCTATCATTATATGTGAAAGTAATACCGGAATGACCTGCATGTGTAAACAACGGTTCTACAGCATCTTGTATATCTTCATCTGAAAAACCAGATACTGGAGTTAGTGCATTTGGCAATGTAGCACCATCACCAATATATAATTTTTTATCGTTGGTAGTCCATAACAGCTCACCTTGAGCTAATGGCACTATCATGGCATTTTTTTCTGCTTCAGTGCCTCTGCGAATTTGTAAGGGCATATCTAAAACTCCTGGAGTATTCTTTCCTAACTCATATATTTATGTCAAGAGAAACAATCCATAATACTTAAAAAGTTACTATAACAGCCTAAATATCGCCTTTAACAGGCTTTTCATCCCAACGTTTTTTCTCAGGGCTAAACTGATTAGTTCTAAATGTAGTGATCTGCTGATCTTCTTCCCACCATGTATTTACTACAGGAATAATACGAATTCCTGGGTGGCTTGGTGCTTCCGCTATGCTTGGGCTGTTCCAGCATCCTTCATGTAAGACTCCATTAGATTCTGATGATGTAGCTCGATGCAGAAGCCCTAGATTAACTGCTTGAGGAAATTTGCAATCTTCAAGAGTTAGCGTAATAAATCCGCCTGCCTCTGTAGGCATATACATTTCTGTAGGAATTTCAGCTGAAGCTAATGTGGTGAAAAATAGGGCAGAAAACATGATATTTTTAATCATCGTTACTCCTCGCGGTCGAAGGTAACGATCGCTACAACTATTTAACTTTTATGATGTTAATAAATTGTAACTATTTTAACGGAGGACCCACTAACCAAGTAACAATACTTTTTCGTTCACCTGCGGTTACTGGTTCAACACCGTGCATGATGTGGCATGGAAACACTACAACCGAACCAGGCTTAGTTTCTATATATTGTTTGTTTTTTGCATCGTGCATAAAGTAAAAACGTCCGCCTTCGTAGTCGTCATTAAGAAATGCTATTGCTGTTAGCTTACGTACTATTCCCGGCGAAACTACCTGCGTGTCTACGTGGCCGTCATACTTGTCGCCGGTACCTTCATA